ATTCATTACCGTTTCTTGTTGGTAGTGAGGAAAGTCTAAATCAATGTCTGGCAAGTCATCACGTTTTGGATTCATAAAACGTGATAGCGGTATATTTTCCTTTATGGGATCTACATCACTGATGCCAAGCAACCAACATAATAAACTACTGCCCGCACTACCGCGAGTCATATGTGGTATGTCTCTGGTGAGATTGAGTATTTCTACTACACGGAGGAAGTGTTTAGCAAAGCCTAATTTGGCTATGAGTTCTAATTCTTCTTCAAGACGCTTTTCGTATTCACTGCCGTCGGGCAACTGCCTAATAAATTTGCTAATAAGAGTTTCTAACTCTTTATATCGTGAGTCCATAGTTGAGCCTATATGTGCCTTAAGTGAAAATATTTATTGGGCAAATACCCAATACAGAAATTTCCCTACATAAAAAGTTTGACTTTTTTACAACACAATGTATAATAACTAATCACATAGGAGATTTTATGTCAAGCAGAACTTTCAATAACGAAGCAAAACTCAAGTTGACCCAACTTATTAACGAGGGTATCGCTGTTCATCACGAAATCGAAACACTACAAGAAGGTCTAAACGATACCATCAAGGCAATCGCTGAAGAACTTGAAGTAAAGCCAAGCATTCTAAAGAAGGCTATCCGTGTCGCTCACAAGTCAAAGTTGGGCGAGACTAACAAAGAAAACGAAGACCTCAACACAATTTTGGAGACTGTTGGTAAGACTCTGTAATGAGTTACGTTGACGCAATACACGATAGAGATAGTGATAGGATATTCATTGTAGAACGACAGCCTGATGGTCGTCGCACATACAATGAGTTTCCTGCCAACTATACTTTCTATTATACTGACCCTAAAGGTAAGTATCGCAGCATCTATGGCGAATCAGTAAGTCGTTTCAGCACACGCAAGCGTAGTGAGTTTGAAAAAGAAAAACGTATCCACAGCAATAAGAAACTGTATGAATCGGATATCAATCCGATATTCCGCTGTCTAAGTGAAAACTACTTAGGCTGTGAGCCTCCAAAACTCCATACAGTTTTCTTTGACATTGAGGTAGATTTCGATCCTGAAAAGGGTTTTAGTCCCACTAGTGATCCTTTCAATCCGGTCACTTCTATCTCAATGTATTTGGATTGGCAAGATACATTGATTACTCTTGCGATCCCTCCTAAGCACATGAGCGATGAAACTGCTCAAGATTTAGTCAAAGACTTCCCAAATACTATTCTGTTTCGTAGTGAAATAGAAATGTTTGAGACATTCTTTGAACTAATCAAAGACGCTGATATTCTAACTGGCTGGAACTCTGAAGGTTACGATATACCTTACATGGTCAATCGTGTGACTAGGGTGATGAGCAAAGACGATACACGTAAATTCTGTTTGCTTGGTCAAACTCCTAAAGCAAGAGAGTATGAACGTTTTGGCAAGACCGAAACAACATATGACCTTGTTGGTCGCGTACACATGGACTATCTACAGTTGTATAAAAAGTACAACTATGAATCGCGCCACAGTTATAGTTTAGATGCGATTGGTGAGATGGAAGTTGGTGAGCGCAAGACACAGTATGAAGGTACACTTGACCAACTTTATAACAAAGACTTCAAAACATTTGTTGAGTACAATCGTCAGGATACGATGTTGTTGGTTAAGATTCATAACAAACTAAAATTTCTTGATCTTGCTAATGCACTAGCACACGAAAATACTGTCTTACTCCCAACTGTCATGGGTTCAGTGGCAATGATTGAGATGGCTGTGATGAACGAAGCACATGAGCGTGGTATGATGGTTCCTGATAAAAAGAAAAATATCAGTGATGGTGAGATCGCCGCAGCCGGTGCGTATGTTGCTATTCCAAAGAAAGGTATACATGAATGGGTTGGTGCAGTTGACATCAACAGTCTGTATCCGTCAGCGATACGTACACTCAACATGGCGCCAGAAACAATTGTTGGACAATTGCGTCAGACATTGACTGAACAGCACTTGACTGATAAGGCACGCAAACTTGCCAGCGAAAAGGCACGTTACGACGAAGATGACGAAGTTGAAATGAGTTCGTTATTATGGGAAGGTATGTTTGGTAGCTTAGAATATGAAGCCGTCATGAATCAAGAACGTGGCACTATGCTCACAGTTGACTTTGAAAGTGGCGAGAGCATAGAGATGAGTGCTGCCGAAGTTTGGAAGATGATTTTCGATAGCAACAAGCCATACATTCTAAGTGCTAATGGTACTATCTTTAGATCGGATACTGAGGGCGTGATTCCCGGACTATTGACCAAATGGTATAGTGATCGTAAGTCGATGCAAAAGAAACTCAAAGAATCTACGACTAAAGAAGATATTGAGTATTGGGATAAGCGTCAATTAGTACGCAAGATTTTGCTCAATAGTGCATATGGCGCACTATTGAATGAACATTGCCGTTTCTATGATAAGCGTATAGGTCAGAGTGTAACATTGACTGGGCGTCAGATCGTAAAGCATATGAGTGCGCAGATTAATGAAGTTATTACAGGCAAGTATGATTATTATGGCGATGCAATTGTATACGGCGACACAGATAGTTGCTACTTCAGCGCACACAATACACTATTGCCGCAAATACAGAATGGCGAGTTAGAATGGAGTAAGGAGTTGTGTGTTCAACTCTATGACAATATCGCAGAGCAAGCGAACGAGACATTCCCGAGTTTCTGCGAACGTGCATTTCATGTGCCGCGTAAGATGTGCGTGATTAAAGCAGGCCGTGAATTAATCGGTGATCGTAGTTTGTTCATCACAAAGAAACGTTATGCTGTTAATATCTTTGATAAAGAAGGCAAGCGATTAGATAAGGATGGTAAGATGGGCAAAATCAAGGCTATGGGTCTTGACTTGAAACGTGCTGATACGCCACGATATGTTCAAGACTTTTTGTTTGAAGTGCTTGAGATGGTGCTACATGGTAAAACACGCGACGATGTAATTGAACATATCAAAGAATTTAAGATCAAACTTAGCGAACAAGATAGTTGGACTAAAGGCAGTCCTAAATCTGTAAACAAACTCACTATGTATGGTGAACTTGAAGCAAATAGCAAGACTGGCAAAGCAAACATGCCCGGGCACGTCCGTGCGGCATTGAATTGGAACTATTTACGACGAGTCAACAGCGACAACTACAGCATGAAGATGGTCGATGGTATGAAGGTTATCGTTTGTAAACTCAAGCCCAATCCACTTGGCTTTACTAGCGTTGCATATCCTGTCGATGAACTTAGACTTCCAAAATGGTTTACTGAACTTCCATTTGATGATAGTGCTATGGAAGCAACACTGGTTGATAAGAAGATTGAAAACCTATTAGGCGTATTGAATTGGGATTTAAAATCCAATACTGATACTAATAGCGCATTCGACAGTTTGTTTACATTTGGTTAAACAAGTACTTGATTTTATTAATAAAATCCACTATATTACACTTTGATTCTACCTAAATACACAAGAGGCATAACATGAAAGATAATTTACAAGACTTGATCAAATATACATATGGATTGGGCGTTATTGACCTAATCAAAATTGTTGGTACCGACAAGGAAACAAAGATTAGCGCACTATCAGACGACCGTACAGTTGTCGTTGAAGGTGTAACACATACTCCTGTCGCAGAGTTTATCGGCACATTTGGTATGCCTAATCTTAATAAACTTCAAACTATCTTGGGTTTTGACGAATATGACGAGAAGGCAAAGATTAAGGTAACATCACGAACTAAAGACGGTGAAAGTTATCCTGAAGCAATTCACTTTGAAACTAATGCTGGTGATTTCGTCAACGATTATCGTTTGATGGCAAAGGCCATTGTCGAAGAGAAAGTACAGAATGTTAAATTCAAGACACCCAAGTGGGACATTTCGTTTGAACCAACTATTTCTGGTATTCAAAGATTAAAGAAGCAAGCCCAAGCAAATACCGAAGAAGCACATTTTGTTACCAAGACTGATGGCAATGATCTTAAGATTTATTTTGGTGATCATAGCACACATAGTGGTAACTTTGTATTCCAGGCTAACGTCAACGGTACGCTAAGTCGTAGTTGGAAGTGGCCAGTAAAGGTATTCTTGTCAATTATGGATCTTGCTGGTAGTAAGGAAGTTAAGATTAGTGATGCAGGCGCTTGCGAAATCACTGTTGATAGTGGTATTGCAGTCTATCGTTACGTACTTCCTGGACAGATTAAGTGATTAGAATTGAATCAACTACGCAGCCAATAGTGTGGCAGATAGATCGTGAATACACGCTACCTGCCACAAGCGGTCAAGTTCGTTGGAACGGCTTAAGCAAATGTTTTGAAGTTTGTGATAACAATAATGACGGTAAATGGTATAAAATAAATAATACTATCGAATTGCGTAGCGACCCACAGATCGGCGAAGTATTAGAGTGGGCTAAAAAGCGCATGGAATATGAAAAGAAAGTTGAAAAACTTGCTAATGAATATCCTGCTATTAAGGATGCGAAAGAAAAATTAGATATTATTATTAAGTTAGTAGAGAACCATGAAAAAAACGACAAATAGTCGAAAAAAACTTGTAATAAGAGAAGTTGACCCTGAAAGATTTACTGATCAGGCTAAGGTTAATTTTAACCCCGATTTCCAACGTCATCTTAAAATAACTTATGAGCGTAGCCGTTCAGGTATAGTGGCTAGTAAATTCTTTAGCATAGAAGCAGAATTTTATGGTAGACATGATATTGAATATTGTTTTGTGCCGATATTTAAAAATGCCCATAATTACGGTAAGCAATTTTTTTCATCACTAGGATTTGCACCAACTGAAAACTTTTCTGATAAAAAATTTATTATTTTTTTCCGAGAACCTGTTAATCGCTGGGTATCAGGAATCTGTCAGTGGTTTAATTATGCCTCTACTTTAGAACAAACATCTTTGCCACTAGACTATAAAATAGATAACGTTATGATGAATATGCTTTTTTCAACAGTAGAGGTTGATAGGCATACACAAAAACAGTTGGATTTTTTAACAGGATTAAGTTTACAAAAATGTGTTTTTTTCAACTTAGACGATCCTAATTTTGAAACAGACCTTAAAAATTTTGTAAGAGACAAACTTTGAATTACAAAAAAACTTCCTCAATTAAAACCATCCAATGTATTGGAAAACGATGTTTTCAAATTAGAGATACAAAAACAGTTATTAAACGCCTTACAGTCAAATGTACGGAAATCAATCATAGAAAATTACTATAACGAGGATTCTTTTTTGTATAATTACATGTTTAAAAATCCCAAAAGAATTTATACTAATCCTGGCGATATATTATAATCTAAATCATGGAACAAATAAATTTAAATCTTAAGCAAGACCCAAACTGGGCATTATTCTTGCCCGCTGTTAGTTCATTCTTTATCAGTGGACTGGGCAAACAGCGTGAAGGTGAGAATTACTTTCCTGCTGAACGCATCCCTGCTGGATTCAATGGTGACGTTGAGTGTCTAAACTTTTTGAATAGCAGTAAGGGCTTGTACACATACAAGTGGGGCTTGTATAGCGCAGGTCATGCTAATCTTGATACCACTGTTAGCGATCATGCTGAAAGCATCATCCGTAAGCGTGAAAGTGGTACATTCATGCTAGGCGATAGTGGTGGGTTTCAAATTCTAAAGTGTCAGTGGCCAGCAGACTGGAAGGATCCTAACTGCCCACGTGCAATGGCTAAACGTAAGGCTGTGCTAACATGGATGGACACATACATGGATTATGGTATGTGTTTAGATATACCTTCGCAATCACTAACCACTTATCATATTAAAGATAAGAAAACTGGCAAGAGTGCGCATGGTATTAGAACTATTGAAGATGCTATCGCTGCTACACATATCAATAACGAATATTTTATACAAAACCGTAATGGTAATTGTAAGTTCTTAAACGTACTACAAGGACGTAATCACAAGCAAAGTGATGATTGGTACGAAGAGATGAAGAAGTATTGTGACCCAAACATTTTCCCAGATAATCACTTTAATGGCTGGGCGTTTGGTGGTCAGAATAAGATTGATATTCACCTTACTCTCAAACGCCTTGTTGGTATTATATATGATGGATTGTTGATTCCTGGCAAGCATGACCTTATTCACTGCTTAGGTACTAGTATTATGGAATATGCTGTACTGTTTACCGACATTCAAAAGGCGGTACGTAAGTATCATAACCCAAATCTACAAATTACGTTTGATTGTGCAAGCCCATTCTATGGTGCTGCTAAAGGTCTAGCATACTTCAATACTAGCATTGAGCATAATAAGAAATGGTCATACAGCATGGAAAAGACTGCTGAAAGCAAAAAGTATGCTAACGATAATCGTAAGTTTAGCGATGCTGTATTGGCTGAAGGCATACACAAAGTGTTTACAGACAGCCCAATTACTGATCGCATGATGCTTAAAGACTTATGCTATCGTGGTCAAGGCTTCATTAATAATCAGGGTAAGGAAACTAAAACAAGTTGGGATACATTATCCTATACACTATTACAAGCACATAATGTTTACCAACATATTACTGCGGTCCAAGAGGCAAATCGTCAATATGAACAAGGTGCTATACCAAAAATGGTAATCAATACAAGCACTATTGATCAAAATAGTTTTGGTAAAATTGTCGATGAAATTTTCAGCCAGAACACTAGAGAAGATAGTTTAGAAGTGATAGAATACTATAGTAGATACTGGACTCAAATGCAAAGCGGTAGTCAAGGTATCAGCGGTAAACGTACTGTGAATGCTATGACTATGTTTGACCAATTTTTTGATGTTGAAGAAAAGGCAGTAGAGGAAGTTGAAGAGACGATTGAAGATAGTGATGATGTAATGTTAGAAGTATTGGAGAACTAATATGTCTTATACACAACAGATTCGTATTCTTGAGGCTAAGTTGAAGCAGCTTGGCAAGGGTCCTTTCGACACCGATAATATTCAAAAGACCTTAGAAATTGAATCAGCAATCAAGCGCCTTAAGCGACTTGACTGGGAAGAAAATTATGAAACCGTCAGAATGGAAGAAGAACGATGAATGATATGACTGATAATTATCTTATGGCTCAAGCGGAAAAACGTACACGCATTTGTGATCAAGCAAAGCGACTTATTTGGGTCACATTTCAACGTGAAGGTATTCATCGATTTCCGCTAGCAGGCACTGATCCTAAACTTGCAGATGTTGCGTTTCTCGCAAATGAGCATAGACACATTTTTCATTTCAATGTAAAGATTGAAGTATTTCACAACGACAGGGATATTGAGTTTATCCAGTTCAAGCGTTGGTTAGAAAGTCTCTACCAAGGCACACTGGAACTAAACTTCAAGAGTTGTGAGATGATTAGCGATGACCTCTATGAAGTTATTGCTAGTCGTTACCCAGGCCGTGACATCGAAATTACTGTCAGCGAAGATGGTGAGAACGGTGCCACGATTCGTTACAATACTACAAAACCAAATCTAAACGTAGTAATCTAAAGTGGAGAAAGTGAAAATGTCAAGAAATGAAAATCGTTCAAACAGCCGCGTTAACCAGATTTTTGATGACCTAGATGGTTTCAGAAATTTCTGTCGTTTGTATGGCTATAAGTTCGATGAGGCTGAACTATATAAGGATCGCAGTTTTGCTTATAGGCAATATACTAAATTCCTTAATGGTAAAGAGCCAAAGGACATGTGGGAAATTGACAGCAAGAGTGATATGTAAGACAATATACGAGGGGGCAACCCCTCGTATTCTTTGAGGTGTTATGAGAAAATTATACTATATGGGACTTGAGCCTTACAAGGCTCGCTATACATTACAACTTACAGATTGGAATAAATCTGTATTTGAAAAGCGTGGTATCGATTATGTTATTGTACCAGGCGAAACACTATCTAGTGATCAAAATATTGTAGTTGGTCAAGTGCTTGATGCACATGGCCGCACACATTACAGCCTCACACAAATGGCTAATCTCATCAAGTTGATGAAAAGTGGTGAAGTCACTAGTGAAGATGTGATTTACTTTGAAGATATGTATACGTCAGGTCTTGAAAGTCTTGCGTACATTATCAAACAAGTTCCAGAACAATATCGTCCAAAGATTTTTGTTCGTTGTTTAGCACAAACTATTGATCCAGATGACTTCTTGCATGTATGGGGTATGGAAGGCTTCATGCGCAAGTATGAAGAAATGATCAACGAATTCTGCATCATTCTTGCTAGCAATGAAGAGATGGTCATGCATATGAAGGTTGCGGGCTGGAAGGCTCCTATCTATAATATCAGTGGTCTTGCATTTGGTAAACAAGAAGTTCAGAGTCGCGTAAATTATATC